TCAACCTACCAAGAAGAATATAGTCATACGAGATATACTTGAGGACTTACCCTTTGGCGAGATACCTAACTACCTTGCTAACAGTTGGGGTGGAGTTCCACGAGGCGATAAGGTTAAGTCTATTGATGATGCTAAAGCTAACTGTCTTACTGCATCTATGTGGAAAGGTCAGATACCTACGTTCATCAAGAAACCTAATCCTACTGCGTCTAAGGATGGTCTCATACGTGTAGGAACTGCTGATCTCAAAGGTCACGATAGCATCAAACGTGTCTACTCTGTTGATGGCAAAGCACCCACTCTTACCACCATGCAAGGTGGACACAGAGAGCCTAAGATATCTATGGGCAGAGTTATTAACAGAAGACTTGATGAGAATGGTGTACGTAAAGACAATCAAATGGAGTTGCCATTTACAACTAAGGTTGAGGTCAGAGAGGATGATAAATCCAACTGCCTTACTACAGTTGAAAAAGATAATGTTGTAGTCAACCGAGATGAGTATCTATGGCGAAAGCTTACACCTCTTGAGTGTGAGAGGTTACAGACTATGCCTGATAATTATACTAATCATGTATCAAAGACACAGAGATACAAGATGATTGGTAATGGTTGGACTATTGATGTTATTGCTCACATACTTAATCAAATAAAAGGAGACTTAATATGATAGCTGAATCACTAATATGCCTAGCACTTAACGTGTACCATGAGGCTAAGAATCAAAGTTTCATAGGGCAAGTAGCAGTTGCACAAGTTGTGATGAATAGAGTAGAGGATTCTAGATATCCTAACAATGTGTGTGATGTAGTCAAACAAGGTTTAACATACAAATGGAAACCTACACTACCCATTAAGAACAGATGCCAATTCAGTTGGTATTGTGATGGCAAGAGTGATAAACCAAGAGAACCAAAAGCATGGGAAGATGCTATGCACGTAGCTAATGGTGTGTACAATGGACACTTAGATGACTTTGTGGAAGGTGCTACACACTATCATGCCTATTATGTTAAACCTAGTTGGGCAGAAACAAAAACTTATGTAACAAGAATAAATGACCACATATTTTATAGGTGGGATATTGAAAAATGAAGTATCTCAAAGAGAAATGGCACACACTAATATTCCCTAGTTTTTTTCTACTGTTTATATTTTTTATGGTGCTTGAATACTATAAGGGAAACTGTCGTATAGGTAAGGATATGTGGGTATGCAATTACATTGATATTGAAAGGAGTGAGAAATGAACTTAATAGAACTTGAAAAAGCAATCAAAGAGCATAAGATTGTTGAAAATATTAAAGATGGCATAGCTGATGGTTTATTGCATGGCGAAAGAGATGACACTAAGACACATCATTATTATAAGATAGGTTATGACTATGGTTGTACCATGTTTGATATGCTAGGCACTAATGTATGTAGAACTAAAATAAAGGATGGAACAGAGAATGAATAGATTTATTATAGAAAAAACACCACAAGAGATTGCTAAATCTCTATGTGACCAACACGTAGTCAAGATGCCACTAGAAGAGGCACAGATGCTATGCACTACATTGTGGCATCATGCACCTAACTATGCAGAGGAGAATGATCTGTATAAACCAGTGCATCAGAAACATCCTTGCACATTATGGGCAATGGAGTGTCGCATGAACTATATGTGGGCAACTAATTTGTATGTGGCTATGTTACAAGAGTATACAAAAAGATATCATAAAGTTCATGGTGCAAGTAAACATTGTGATGCTATAATTATGGGTGCAGGATTGATACCAAACACAACTAATTTTATTACACCACACCCACAATGTTTTAGTGGGCATGATGATTTAAAGACAGACGAGTTCTTTCCTATAGAGGCATATAGGAAATTCTACATAGTTGACAAATCTAGATTTGCTAGATACAACTATACACAAAAACCACACTGGATGAAAGGAGAAGTGGCATGAAGATACACAGAGTAGTACAAATGTTGGGTGCAACAACAACCACCGGCAAGTTAGCAGATGATATGTATGACTTAAACTATAAGGCATATTATTCAAAAGCAGAGGATAAGTATATACCTATATCACATATGGACTTTCAACATTTGGTTAGAGCATTTGTGAAACAGAATGACGAAGACGTTAGAACTGATACACAAGAGGGTAAAGTCAAAGACTTGAATAAACAAGTTAAGCATTGGAAGAAGAAGTATGATGCTTTACGTGAAACATATGCAATATTGTTTGACTCTGCTGAAGTAAAAGATAAACTAATTCAAAAACTAAAAAAGGAGATTAATGATGTGGCATAGAATACAAGATTTCTTTGAAAAAGATTTCAATAAAAAATATGGTGAGGGTACAAAGTTTGACCTTGACTATGGTAAATTATTAATTATAGCACTATGTATTTACATAGCATTGGAGGTGTAACATGACTAAAAAGAAAACAATAGAAGTACATAAGATACTCAACTTAACTAAGCATCAAGCAAAGCAGATACTAGATATGCTTGAAGATTTACGCAGCATTAATGCAAACACGGATGAAAAATGTCCAATAGATTATGATATGATATGTAAGCTAGATGGAATGGAGCATCAACTTGCTAATATAGTAGGTGCTAAAGTTGTGTGTGAGCATGGACACTATACAAGATGGGGTGGAGCATATGAATTTAAAAAATAAAAAACTGTCAAGTTTAGTTGATGAGTATTATTTATCTTTTGATTTCAAGAGCTTACGAGATAAAACTAAAGAACAATATCAATATTTTCTTGGGGTTCTTTTGGATACAAAAATTGATGATGCACAAAAATTAAGCAATATCAACTTTTCTGATATCACTACAAAGATGGCTAAACTTGCATATGAAGATTGGTGTGAGAGAGGTATACACCTTGCTAATCATGTCATGTCTGTGGCAAGAGTGGTATATAATTATGGCATACACATGGAGCATTGCACAGTCAACCCATTCTCTAGTATAAAAAGACGAACACCTGTAGCTAGAAAGGTTGTGTGGACACGAGAAGATGTGAAAGCATATTTAGATGTAGCATATTCTGATTTTTACACTAGAAGTTTAGGATTGATTGTACAGATGGCATATGAGTGGTGTCAGAGATTAGGTGATATGCGTGTCATAAAGTGGAGCAACCTAGATCTAGAGGAAAAAAGGATGCACATAGAACAATCAAAGAGACGAGCAGAGGTATTTTTACCAATAGCTGATGGGTTGTGTCAGATGTTAAAACAACAGAAAGAAGACTTTGGTTTCCAAGAATATGTAGCACCTCGCCCTCGCCCTAGGAGAGGCATACATGAGCCTTATACAATCACTAAGCTACCAGTAGAGGCTAGAAAGATTATGGACTCTGCAGGACTCTCTAAGGAGCTTAGATTGGCAGATCTAAGAAGGACAGGTACAACTGAAATGGTTGAGGCTGGTGTTTCAATGGGAAATATTATGTCTGTCACGGGTCATACCAACCCACAAAGTGTTAAGCCTTACATGAAAAATACCTTTGCTTCTGCTAATTTAGCATTAAGTACAAGAAAAAGTTTGACACAATTTTAATCTCGTGTTACAAGACATTGCATTGTCCGAAACACTAATATATATAAGGAACATATATAATGTATAATATATTAGAATTTGTAAAAGATTTAAACATTCCTATTGATGAGACACGTAGATTGAATTGTCCTGTGTGTAAATCATACAAGACATTTACTGCTACAAATAATATGGGTTCATTAGTATGGAATTGTTATAAGATTTCCTGTAGTTTAAGTGGGAGTACACGTATCAGATTATCTGTAGATGACATTAAGTCTGTAAGCACAAAAAAAGAATTGGCTACAACTGATGCATTTCAAATGCCTGAATACGTAGTTCCTCATAACAATAGGAATGGTCTCATGTCTTTCTGTGACAGATGGCAACTAGATGCAGACAAATTAAACTTACACTATGACGTGAAGGATGACAGAGTGGTGTTTCCCATAGAACATAAGGGTAAGTTAGTTGATGCAACTGGTAGAGCTTTAGGCAAACGTCTACCTAAATGGAAAAGATATGGGAATAATCCCTTGCCATACTTTCATGGTTATGGTAAGGTCGCAGTTGTAGTTGAAGATTGTGTAAGTGCTTGTGTCCTAGATAGCAATATATATGTTGGGGTGGCTATACTTGGAACTTCATTATCAGAAGAACATAAGATTTTCTTGTCACAGTTTTCAACTACTATCATTGCGTTAGATCCTGATGCATTGCCAAAGATACTTCAGTTTGCAAAGGAGTTACGTGGATACGTTCCCAACATACGTGTCCTCAGACTTCAAGATGATTTGAAGTATAGAAATGAGGAAGATATTTACAACTTATATAATTTAACCCCAAAGGAGTAATATATGGAAAATTCACTATTAAGAAGTCTAATGGATAAAGAGTTCTACAAAGAGCATCGTGGAGCTAGATGTCCAGATAGATTGTTTAGCAAAGATGCTAGAAAAATAAAACAAGCAATAGACTTGGCTATGGATAGGTATGAACGTACAGTTACACCAGATGAGATTGAGGCTTTATTTATATCAAGCAATCCGTCTATGTCTACTGCACAGAAACAAGCATACTTAGCTCTATTCAAATCTATAAAGAATGAAAAACCTTTAGGTGCTGATGTTGCACAAGAGGTGTTGTCTAAGTTGTTTCAACAAGTTGTTGGAGAGGATATAGCTAATCTAGGATTTGATTATGTCAATGGTACTAAGACAAGCCTAGAGCCTCTGCGTATATTGTTGGAGCAATATAATGATGACTTTACACCTGATTTAAATGTGGAGTGGGATGACTTGGATATTGAATCACTATTAGCTAAGAATGATCTTGAGGCTCGTTGGAATTTCAATATACCTGCATTGACAAGACAACTTGAGGGTATAAATGCTGGACACTTGATTGAGGTAGGTGCTAGACCAAATACAGGTAAAACATCTTTTCATGCAAGTATGATTGCATCTCCCGGAGGTTTTGCACATCAAGGTGCTAACTGCATTGTCTTGTGTAATGAAGAGGGTAGTCATAGGGTTGGTGCTAGATACTTAACTGCATCTACAGGTATGACTATGAAACAGATAAAGGAGAATCCTAGTAGAGCTAGAGATTTGTATGCACCTGTCAAAGACAAGATAAAGATAAAAGATGCGACTGGTCGTGACATGTCTTGGGTAGAGAGTGTATGCAAGTCATACAAACCTGATGTCGTTCTATTAGATATGGGCGATAAGTTTGCTAGGACTGGTGGTTTTGCAAGGACAGATGAGGCATTAAAAGCTAACGCAGTTCATGCTCGTATGATTGCAAAGCAACATGAATGTGCTATCTTTTATATGTCTCAGTTATCTGCTGATGCAGAGGGTAAGATATTACTCAATCAATCTATGATGGAAGGATCACGAACTGGTAAAGCCGCAGAGGCAGACTTGATGATATTGATAGCTAAGAATCCACCAAAGCAAGAAGATGGGGATGAAGAGGATTTGCAGAGACACTTAAATATTGTCAAGAATAAATTGTCTGGTTGGCATGGGGTAATCACTTGTCAGCTTAATTACCAAGTTGGAAGGTACGAGGCATGAATGAGTACCCTGATTTATTTGGTTATGTTAAGCCTAAGAATACACCACAAGAAAGCTATGTGTGTATAAAGTGTAAGGTTGAGCAACCTGTAACTAATTTTTATGTTGTGTTCTCTGGGGAAGTAAAAAGAACTTGTCAGTCTTGTATGAAAGGACACTTTGCAACTTTAAAAAAGTTACGTAAGGAAAATCCATATCCAAGTGAAGATTATTGTTGTCCTATCTGTGAACGTGATATAAAAGAAATAAGTCAATACGGACAAGTTAAATTATCTAAGTGGGTGTTAGATCACTGTCACCACACTGAAACATTTAGGGGTTGGATATGTCATCATTGTAATACAGGACTAGGTGGTTTTAAGGATGACTTGACAAAAGTAAAAAGAGCAGTTATATACTTAGAAAAACATAAGGAGAAAATGGATGAAATTAACACTTGACGTAGAAAATACCGTTACTACTAGAGATGGTAAGTTACACCTAGACCCTTTTGAAACTGAAAATGAATTAGTAATGATTGGTTGTTTGACAGATACAGGAAAGCAATATTTATTTAGAGACAATTTTGATGGAGTGCAAGAACTCTTAGACCAAGCAACTATACTCATAGGACATAACATAGTACACGATCTAATGTGGATATGGGAATGTGGTTTTAAATATGATGGTCCAGTGTTTGATACTATGCTAGGAGAATATGTATTACAATGTGGTGTAAAGAAAGCTTTGTCTCTTGAGGCATGTGCAGAGAGATATGAGTTAGCCACACAAAAACAAGACACACTAAAAGAATATTTTAGTAAAGGATATTCTGTTGCAGATATACCAAGAGAAGAGTTATCAGAATACTTGTCAGCAGATTTACATGCAACACAACAATTATCAGATGAGATATATAAAAAGTTAAATACAGTTGAGTATGCTAAGTTAATGGATACAGTAGTATTGACTAACAAAGTTGCTTTGACATTAGCTAAAATATATCAAAAAGGTTTTGCAGTAGATTTAACTAAATTAGAGGAGGTAAGAGTAGAGTTTGAAAGAGAAAAGCTAGAAATAGAAAAACGTCTAAACTTGCAAGTTAAGCAGTTAATGGGTGATACACCTATTAATTTAAATAGTCCAGAGCAAATGTCTTGGGTTATCTATAGCAGAAAGCCTAAAGATAAAACTACTTGGACACATAACTTTGATTCATACATGAAGACACTAGATTACAAAGAAACAGTTAAACAGACATCTGATGTTTTGTACAAAACTATTGCAGTAAAGTGTCAAGATTGTTTTGGATTAGGAAATCAAAGAAAGGTAAGAAAAGATGGAAAACCTTATGTTAAGCAACCCAAGTGTAATACTTGTCTTGGTAGCGGCTACACTCTTAATAATAGCACGAAAATAGCTGGATTAAAGTTCTCTGCTCCATCAGCAAAGTGGGTAAGTGCTAATGGTTTTAGTGTCAATAAAAAGTTTCTTGATGTATTACAAGATACTGCTAAGAAATTAAATATGACAGAGGCACTTAACTTTTTATCTGATCTACAGAGATTGTCTGCATTGGATACCTACCTATCATCCTTTGTGCAAGGCATAAAAACATATGTCAAACCTGATGGTAAGCTTCATGTTAGATTACTACAACATAGAACTTCAACAGGCAGATTTAGTGGTGCAGATCCTAACATGCAGAATATGCCTAGAGGTGGCACGTTTCCTGTAAAGAAGGTATTTGTATCACGTTGGGATGGGGGAAAGATATTGGAGGCAGATTTTGCACAATTGGAATTTAGGGCTGCGGCATTTTTATCTCAAGATAAAGTGGCAATTGACGAAGTATCAACTGGATTTGATGTACATGCATATACGTCTAAAGTTATCAGTAATGCTGGTCAGCCGACAACTAGGCAAGAGGCTAAAGCACACACGTTTGCACCGTTATATGGTGCGACTGGGTTTGGGAGAAGTAAAGCTGAAGCCGCCTACTATGAGCACTTCACAGAAAAGTACAAAGGAATCAAGTCATGGCACACCCGATTGGCTAAAGAAGCTCTAGCTACAGGAAAGATAACTACACCTTCAGGTAGACAGTTTGCATTCCCAGATGTTCACAGATTAATGTCAGGCAAGATAACTAACTTTACTCAGATAAAGAATTATCCTGTGCAATCATTTGCTACTGCTGATATTGTTCCTTTAGTTCTTATGTACATAGAGAAAAAACTAGAGCCTTATCAATCTTGTGTAGTGAATAGTGTGCATGATTCTATAGTTGTAGATGTACACCCAAATGAAGAAAAGGAGATACTAGAAGTTATAAAAATAACAAATGATAATATGATATCTTTAATAGAAAAAGAGTTTAAAATAGAGTTTAATGTACCATTACTATTAGAGGCAAAAATAGGTTATAACTGGCTTGACACTAAAGATGTTGCGTGATATAACTAAGCACTTATTGAAAGGAGAAATTTATGAATGAATTAATTAATATAAGTAAAGATAGCTATGCAGACTTAGCTAAAGCTATGGGAATAGCTGGGGAAGTTACTGCAAAGCCAAAGAAGTCTGGAAACTTAAATAGACTAAGAATATGGCATTCACCAATTATGGGTCAAGCAGAAGTCAATGGTAAAACTGCTAATGTTGAGGTTATAGAAGGTGGAGCATACAGACTAGAGTTGGTAGAAGAAAATAGCTCTAAGTATTTTTATGCAAAGAGTATAAGCATTCGCCCTTTTATGCAAAGATTTATGCTAAGAAGATATATTGCAAATCTAAATGCAAAAGCTGGCGAACCTAAAGGTATGTTCCACAGAACAATCATGTCTGATAATCTTAACAGTGATTTGAAAGATAATACAGGCAGATTTAATTGTGGCAAACCATCAGGTTACATAGAGGACTTTAAGTCTCTTGCACCTGATATGCAGGATTTGATAAGACAAATAAAACGTGTTCGTGTTGTATTTGGTGTAGTGACTTTAGATAATCCTGTAGATGAAAAAGGACAACCTGCAGAGCTTTCTGATTTACCATTTATTTGGGAAATAGATAACAAAGATGCTTTTAAAACTATTGGAGATCAGTTCAATGAGTATGTTAAGAAATCTAGGTTGCCTATTCAGCATATGATTCATTTAAATGGAACTAAAGCAAATCAGTTACCTAATGGAAGTTACTTCTACACTCCTCTTGCAGAGGTAGATTTCTCAGAATCTTTTGATGTGACAGATGAAGATCAAAAGTTATTTGGAGACTTTGTTGATTGGATAAAAAACTTCAACGACTACATCTGTAAGGAGTGGGAAGAAAAGGTGGAGTCTAGACAGAATCCTGTTTCTGAAGAAGAGATGGAAACTGTAGAGTCATTCATTGATATTGAGAGTAATAACTAATGAACCATATCGCTGAACTGAAGTTGCACCAATACATGACTGATGCAGTCAATGGTAAATCTACTATGTCAGATGAGATTATTAACCAAGTAGCCGATGACATAAAAGATGCATTGCAACGTCAGTTTGGTGGTAAGGTTAAGAGAAAAGACTTTACCCTACGTATGTCAAATGTCGGCAGACCTACTTGTCAACTTTGGTATGAAAAGAATAAACCTGAAACTGCTTTACCTAGATCAAATAACTTTATGATGAACATGATGTTAGGAGATATAGTTGAGGCAGTTTTCAAGGGTATATTAAAAGCTGCCAAAGTAAAATATGAAGAGTCTGATACTGTTACACTTAAATGTAAAGATGCAGAGGTGTCAGGTTCTTATGACTTAGTTATTGATGGAGCAGTTGATGATGTTAAGTCAGCATCTGATTGGTCTTATAGAAATAAATTTGAATCATTTGAAACTGTCAAAGATGGAGATGGTTTTGGGTATGTTGGTCAACTAGCAGGTTATGCAAAAGCAGCTAACAAAAAAGTTGGTGGTTGGTGGGTAATCAATAAAGCTAATGGTCATTTTAAGTACATACCAGCAGAAGGGTTAAATTTAAAAGAAGAGATAGCTAAGATTGAGGATACAGTTACTACTATAAGTAACAATAAATTTGAAAGGTGTTTTGAGCCTGAAGAAGAAACTTTTAGAGGTAAACCTACAGGTAATAAAGTGCTAAACACTAACTGCAAGTTTTGTGATTACAGATATGATTGTTGGAATCTAACTGATAAACCTGCCGTTATGTCAAAGGCACAGACACCTAAGATTGTTTCTTATATAGATTTTGTTGATAATGTCTCCTCATAGAGTTAGAAGAGATGCTATAAAGCATGGGTATAGAAGTGGATTAGAACACGCTATCTCACTTTATCTTAAAAAGTTAAAGCATAAATTTGATTATGAAGCTATTAAGATAGAGTGGGAAGATTTAACCTATCGCACCTATACCCCTGACTTTATTCTTAACAATGGCATAATAATAGAGACTAAAGGTAGATTCTTAGCGTCAGATAGAAAAAAACATTTGTGTATAAAAAAACAACATCCAAAATTAGATATAAGATTTGTATTCACAAACAGTAGAAGTAAACTTAGTAAAGGAGCAAAAACTAGCTATGCAGAATGGTGTATAAAACATGATTTTAGATATTATGACAGAATTATACCCGAAGATTGGCTAAAAGAAAAAGGTAAAAATAAACACTTGAACTTTATTAAATTTTCAGGTACAAAGATAAGGAGATAATTTATGTTAGACAGAAGAAACCCAAACTCATGTTTTATAGAACTAAATCCTAAATGTGATAAAAGCTATTGGACTGGAGAATTAGAAGTTAATATCATAGCCTCTGAACACAGTAGTCTTGATAAAGAAAGCAAAGAAAGTTTATTACATCTATCTCAATTAGTTGCATCTACTGTAGCTCTAATGGAACAAGATCCTAACTTAACAGCTAGATTAGAAAGTTTTATAAATGAGGCAGAAGAGTTTGTAAAAGAAAAATCTAAACCTAAAGTACACACAGAAGGAAACATAATAAGATTGGATTTTAACAAGGACAAAAAGTAATGAGACACTTGGAGTATATGAAAAAGAAACTTAAAGAAGTAGAAGAAAAATCAAAGGAGCAAACAGTGAAATATCTATCAGGCAAAAATAAAGAAGAACAGGATATGGTAAATCATCCTGCACACTACAATAAGGCAGGCATTGAAACTATTGATGCAATAGAGGCTATGCTAACACCCGGATTTGATTATTACTTGCAAGGTAACATAATTAAATACATATGGAGATATAGATACAAAAATGGTGTTGAAGACCTCAAAAAAGCAGAATGGTATCTAAAGAAATTAATTGAGGTTTATAATGGTAAGAGTTAAAATGATCTTATCATTAACTGTTGATGAAGAGGAATATCCTATTCCCTCAGATGGTATGGTTGGACAAGAAATAGAAGACTACTTTATTGATATGGTGCATGAAGTAGATGGTTTAAAAATAAAAACAATAAAAACAGTAACAGAGGAGACATAGATGTTAAAAAATTATTTACCCACAGACTACCAAAACTTCATAGCACTCTCTCGCTATGCAAGATGGAAAGATGACGAACAAAGAAGAGAGAATTGGAGCGAAACCGTAGATAGGTATATGGATTACATGAGTAAGCATTTAAATACTAAATATAGTTATAATATAACAAAAGCTCTAAAAGAAAAAATTACAGATCAAATAATGTCTCTCGGTGTTATGCCTAGTATGAGAGCTTTGATGACATCAGGTCCTGCATTAGACAGATGTCATGTAGGTGGTTATAACTGTAGCTACATACCTGTAGATAGTCCACGTAGTTTTGATGAGTGTATGTATATTCTTATGTGTGGCACTGGTGTTGGTTTCTCTGTTGAACGTGAGAACATAGACAAATTACCTATTGTCAATGAACACTTTGAAGATAGCACTACTATCATTACTGTTGCAGA